ATATGGGGTCTTTGGATGCTTTTTAGTTTACCAATAGATATATTTTACGATGCAATTATCAAAAAATTTTTCTCTTAACGAATTAATTAAATCACAGACAGCAATGCGACTTGGTATTAATAATGTTCCAAGCTCACAAGAAATTTTTAATTTAAAAAATCTTTGTGAAAATATTTTGCAAAGGGTTAGAGATAGGTTTAAAGAACCTGTCATAATTAACTCAGGTTATAGATCAGTTAAATTATGTAAAGCGATTGGTAGTACAGGTAAATCTCAACATGCAAAAGGTCAGGCAGCAGATATAGAAGTTATGAATATAGACAACAAAGTTGTAGCTGAATGGATAAAAAATAATCTTAATTACGATCAATTAATATTAGAATTTTATAAAGAATCTGAAGGTCCCCGAAGTGGGTGGATTCACGTTTCTTATGTGAGTGATAATCCAAGAAAACAAGCCTTACTAGCAGATAAAGATAAAAACAATAAAACGAGGTACATGCCATGGTTATGAGTAGAAGTCAAATGCGTCAACAAGTTACAAAAGGTCCTCAAAAACGTAAGTTTGCAAAGACTAGAAAGAAGAAAAGAAAGGTGGTAACATAATGAAAGAAGGTATTATTAATGCTTTAGTAAAAAGTTATGAAGCGCAAATAGAAAGGGCGGCTGCTACAATTATGATTTATTTAACTCACTCTGTTGGTATAGGTGAGCACCCAAACATAATTGATGAAGTTGATAAACAAGTTGATATTATTTGTGCTAATGAACACAAAATAAAAATTATAAGGAGTTTTAAATGACCAAATTATGTCCCAGAGGTAAGGCTGCCGCAAAAAGAAAATTCAAGGTATACCCAAGTGCTTATGCAAATGCCTATGCATCAAAAATTTGTGCTGGTAAAATTAAAGATCCAAGTGGTGTTAAACGCAAAGATTTTAAAGGACCTAAACCAGCTAAAGAAGGTATGATGACTGAAATAGAAAAAGAAGGACAAAAAAGAAAAGATTTTAAAAAAACAAGAGACATCCTTATGAAAGCAAGAGAAGAAGGTGGTCGTTTTTCTCAATCAGATATAGATATTGCTACGAAACAATATAAGAAGTTATTTGATAGAGAACAAGGTGGCCGTGAGTCATTAGCAGATAAATATTTTAATCGTAAAATGCAAGAAAAACTTAGAGAAAACCAAGAACGTAGAACAAGCAC